TTATGTATATGGTGTATTTCATTCATAAACTCTTGTAGTTCATGATCACTTACTGAACCAGAAGTATCAATACCCAATAACATATGTTGTTTCATCTTAATTTTAAGGCCAGGATTTGCATCATATCTTTTATTTTCTTTTCTTCTAACTTTCTTAGTATAAACTTTAGTTGAAATTCCATTAAATCTTCTGATATATCCTTTCCAATCAAACTTAGCAGCAACAACTTCTTCAAGTATAAGAACACCTTCTATTTCTCCAGGTACATTACCTCTCTTTTTAAGTGTGTCATCTTTTGCATCTGAGAGTATTTTCTGTACTTGTTTCTCAATAAGTTTTTGTTCAGCTTCTGTAAGATTTTCAAACTCATCCCAAGTACTATGGTCAGGCAGATCAGCACCATCACCAGCATCCATTTGATCACAAAGATTATCAAACTTTTCATCACCACTTGTACCATTTGTATCTTTCTCATTCTTAGCTTCTTTAAGCTTATCATAATAATATCTACAACCTGCTTTAGTATTTAGATTTAAATCAGGATAATTATTAATATCAATACCACCTTCTGGTAATAAGTCATCACTAATATATTGATTTATTTCCATATCCATAGCAATATTTGCTAATCTTCTATCACTAAATTTAAATACAGTAGTTAAGTGACCAAAAGCAATATGTAAAAGCTCATGTTTAAGTAAGCCTAATCTATGATCTTCAGATAAATTTGTCCAAAAATCTTCATTTATTACTAATTGATAATTAATACCATTTTTACAAACACCAGCAGTTGGTATTCTTTTATTCCAAATTTTATTTAGCTTAATGAGAAAGAACCCATAATAGGGCTCTTTCAACATTAAATCTTTTCCTGTTTTACTTAAGGTATCTTCTCTAGTCATTGTCTTTTATTTTTACATTTATTTCTAATTTATCTGTAGGATAACCCATATTATATAAATTATTAGAAAGTTGATTAGTAAATAATTCTAAATATAATTCTATTGATTCTTTACTACATTTATTACTCATTAAAGCAGAAAATACTGTAGAAGAAGGTACTCTATAATCTGTACTATCAAGTTTTAAAACATTTTTTATAAGTTTAAAAACTTTTTTACATTCTTTTTCCCATTCTTCAGCTGATATTCTACCAAATTGATATAATACCAATAAATTACCTAAATGTTTTTTACTAGCATAGTTATTAAGACAAGAAAAAGCAATTATAGCATTTTCTTTATCTTCAGAAAGTAACATATTCAATATGTTTTTAATTTCTTGTTTGTTTAAAATCATATTATTTATTTGTTAAAGTCCAAACTACATCTTGAATTTTTTCAACTATAGTATCTTTAAGTTCATCTGTAAGTGTTTGCAATTTTAAATTGTATATCCACTTATATAATTCTTCTTCTGTCATTAGTCTTCTATTTTAACATTATACAATTCTTCATGATATTCTTTCCACATTTCTATAGGTACTCTATAGTACTCAGAATCATTTGGAATACTAACTTCACCTGAATCATAATAATTAAATGCAGGATGATAATCAGGATTTTCTTTAAACCAAAGAGCAGATGCTTCTTTAATTTTAGAATACCATTCTTTTTTTCTTTCTTTTTTCATTAGTCTTCTATTTTTAAATTTTCTTCATCTAAAGAATCTACTTCCCATAATGCACTATTTAAATACATCATAGTAATATGTGCAGGATTATCAGATTTAGTATAATCCATATCATAATTACTTTCTAAAAGTTTTATACCTTCATTAACTAAAGCTTCTATTTTTTCTTTGATTTCTTTTACTTTTTTTTCTTGTGTCATCAGTCTTCTATTTTAAATAAATTTAATCCCAAAATAACTGCGTCTAAAGGTTTTTTAATAGCAGGATGCATGCTTCTAGTATCTAGTATTAAACCATCTTTTCCATCTTTATCTTTAGTTCCAAAAGAAACATATATCTGATGACCATTATATTTATCTTCAGTAAGTATATCACCTCTTTTGAATAATGAACTGTCAGGTATTTGATACTCTCCAGTTACTTTTATATAACTACCTTCTTCTATTACAGTGTCTACTGTAAATATGTTATTTACATCTTCCATTAGTCTTCAATTTTTAAAGTTTTTATTGCCCATTCTTTAGGTTTACCTGATGATATCATATCAACCCATTCTTTAGCAGTAGGAATGTAATTATTACAATCTTCTTTTACATGCTGTTCTCCAACATATCTAGTGTATACAGTTTTACCATCTGAATTTATAAATGAGTTACCAAATACTTTTTCACATTCAAATATACCTTCACTATGATGTCTAAACATTCTGTGTTTACTGTGTCCTATCCAAGCCTTAGTTTCATCAAACCAATCATGAATAGGTTGGTAATCAGATAACTGACCACCCCATTTTCTAACTGAGGATTTGCAATGTTGCATTGGATGTGCCATTACATCTTATATTTTATTTGATAAATAATTTCATTTTTAGCATCACCATATCCTTCACCATAAGCATCTTCATGTATATCTTCTACTTTTTCAAGTATTTCTTTTATTAATTCATCTGTTAGTGTTTTATTCTTCAAAACTTCTAACCACTTTTCAAAATCTATCATATTTTTTTAATTTAAACTTTTATCAATTAAATCTCCTTCATGTTCAAATTCTTCAGTATCTTATTCCACCAATCTTCTATACCATTTAGAATTTTTTCATTTGCAAAGTCTATTAAATCATCTCTAAGATAACCATCAAGAGTTGCTAAATAAAGAGTGTTTTCTTGTCCATAATTACTTAAATTCATAATATCATCAAAACTAGCTTTTTTAGTTGTAGTATATACAACATCATCAATATCTCCTGAATCTCCTCCACCTGAGTAGAATATTTTAATTCCCGTCACACCAAGGTCAGCCAACTTTAATAGAAGGCCTGTCATTTCATTTTCTGTCATATTATTTTGTTTTGTAAAATCTGCCAAGGATATTGGCATTTAAATAATTTTCTTTCTCAAGCACTTCATATTTAAACTGGTGCTTTACTTCTTGATAAGTTAATTCTGTAGCAGAATAACAAATTAACAAGATCTCTCTTTTAATAGTAACTCCTGCTTTGTGAGCTTCTTTTAATTGTTGATTACTACTATAGTAATTTTCAAAATTAGCTTTTTGTTCTTTAGTATATTTTTTTAATCTTTTATCAGTAACTAATGCTAAAGCTTTTTTACCAAGTTTCTTTTTTACATTTGAAAAGAAATTCTTTTTACCAATATAGGCATAAGTATTTCCATTTAATATCACTGACATGTGATAGATAAATCCAATACCATTTTCTGGTATATTTGTTTCAGTAAACTTTTTACCTTGGTAAATCCAACTCATAATGTTTGTTTTAGTAAAGGTAATAATATATCTCTAACTTTATCAATACCATGCTTTGCTACTGAATCAGATAAGTCTTTTTCCATAGGAAGAACAACATAACTAAAATTATATTTATGTTTATATCTTTCAGCAGCTTTGATACCAGGTTCATCATTATCAAACAGTACAATTATAGATTTATATTTTTTACTAAGTTTGTTAATTATAGTTTCTGAAATCATAGTATTCTCACTGTCTGGTGCTATACATTCTGCATTAACTATTTTAAGTTTTTGAAATACCATAAGATCTTTTAAAGAAGAAGTTATAATTAAATAATCTTTTTCAAAAGTTAACTGCTCATGTCCTTGTGGATAGTTTTGTATTTTAATAAATTTTTTATTTAAGTTTTTTGGCATATAAACTTTATACAAAGATCCATCATTTCTGAAATAGCCATACATATATGGTTTCTCAAACTTAAATAAAATTATACTATCATCTATATCTTTTTTTTCCATTGTAAAATAGCTCAATGGTAATACATTATAATGCTCAAGTAATGTTGATCCAATTTTATATCTTGTCCAATATTGTTGATCTGATGTATTCCAATGTCTTATTTCATGGTCAACTACTTTAAATTTATCATGAATTTTAAATTCTCTTTTTTCAAAAAAAGTATTATTATTTATATATTCTTGATAATCAGAAAGTATTTTGCTTGTAGCATGAGATCTAGTTGGCATATTATATAATGCTTTAACTAACTCTATGTTATCACCTTGATTTCCAGATGAAAAATCTTTAAATTTATAATATCCTGATGTTGCATCAATATAAATACACATAGAAGGAATCTTATCCTTTGAATTAAAAGCAGATAATATTTTAATATCTTGTCCTGTGAGTTTTTCTTTTAAGTTAAGATAATTCTCAAAAACCCATTCTCTTGGTACATCTCTTAAATCAGAAATTAAATTTTTAGTTGAAATCATGATATAATTTTTAATAACAAAAAAAGAGGAACCATTTCTGATTCCTCTTATCACTAAATAAAATTTAGTCTAATGAAAAATCAGAAGATGATTTAGAAGGAATTGAGAAAGAATCATCATCCCCAAAAGCTTTAACATCTTTTATTTCAGTTTTTCTTAAGTGTATTGCTTCAGTATATTGTATAACCTTGCCACCTTCAACTTCACCATATGCATACTTACCTTTTTCTGATTTTGGTAAATACATATCATAGTTAGTATATCCTGTTTTGCCAATATATTCTTTACCAGCAACACAAAATTCTAGATAGTTATCTTTAAAGTCAGCAGTTTTATTAAAAGCTATAATAAGATCATCAATTGTTTGATGTAAACCATCTTGAGCAATAAACCAATCATTAATATCTAATGCTTTACATAAGTTCTGCATAAAAATCATCATAGATCTATCTCTCTGAATTTTAATTCCAGACTTAGTCTCTCCATCAGCAAATGCATATTGACTAGCTTTTACTCTACCAATCTGACCATTATGTTTGCCTTTACTTTCATCATCTTTATCAACCCAGAATCCTTCAAAACCACTAATTGGTTCTGTTTCTACATTTAATACTAAATGTTTAGCACCATCTATAAATTGAAAATCTTCTAGCATAAGGCTATTAATTTTTAATACATGATTGCCTGGTGCAATTGTTTTTGGTTGGCCTGTTCCTGTACCTAGGTCTGTTGTACTTAATCCCATTTTTATTTTGTTTTTATTTGTTACATATATATTTTATCCCAGTGAAACTTCATTTCACCTTTGTTATTCATTTCAGAAACTACTATCTCTTCATTTCTTAGGTGTTCTGGTCTTGCACCACAAGTTACTCCTTCACTAGTTTTAAAAGATATAATTGTTTTATCACCCTTTCTAAACATATATCCTATTGCATCAGCATTAGCACATATTAAGGATTTAATTTTACCAGTTAAATCTATGTTAGATGCCATTACCATTTCTCCTTTATCATCTACCTGTTTGTCTTTAATATGACCAGATAAAATAATATGGGGTGCTAAGGTATCAATAAAATCTAAAACTTGAAAAAAAGCTTGTCTTAAATATAAATATCCTGCACCATTAGGTAATGATAATACATTGTCTCCATCATAGTTTTTACCCATAGATGTTTCTTTGTATAACTTTATTGCCAAAGGCATTACCATATCTTCTAAAGCTGTTACTGTATCTATAGTAACATATTTATATGGATTATTTGCTTCTTTAATTGCTTTACCAGCATCTAGAAGTTCTTTTAGACTTGAAATTTTAATTTTCATAGCCTCTACATAATCAGAACCATTTTCTAAATCCATTAATAAATTACCTTCTAAACCAGAAAAAGCAGTTGTTTTTCCTGTTTTAGGCTTAGAATAAATAATTAATCTTTTAGGATTAAATCTTGTTGGTTTTTCTTTTGTTGTTGGAAGTACTATACTCATGTTATTTAATTATTAGTGCTAATTTTTGAAAATCTTGGGCTATCCTTAATAATATATCTGAAGCTGATTCATTATTACTTTCTAAATTAATTTCTACTGTAGTTGGAAATTGTTGTTCAAAGTCAGGAAATAAACTTAGACTTTTTTGTAATTTAGGAAGACCATCTTCTTCTATTTTTAATTTAGTATCAACATCAGATTTTCTTTTTTCATAAAGAGCATATGTTATCTCTGTACCATCTTTAAGAACAGCTGATATCTCAGAAACTGGAACAGTATAGGTAGAATAACTTTCACCTTTTCCATTTGTAGTTTCTCTTACATCATATTCTTCATAAAAAAACGGATTGTTTTTAAACTTAAACAGTTGTCTATCACTATTCATTGGTACTACATCTACATCTATGCCTTGACTGTCTTTTACATTATCATAGAACTCTATGTAAATGTCTTCATTCTTTTTTAACTCCCATTCAAAAAACTGAACATGTCTTCCATATTTTCCTTTTTGAAAGAATGCAGTTTTTATGGTAAAGAAAGGTTCATCAATTTTAAGATTTTTAAAAGTTTCTAAGTGTTTAACATAGAAATCTTTTTCTTTTTCTTTTCTAATACTCATTTGTTTGTTTTTAAATTGCTATTTTTTTTGTTGCTTGGGGTGGTGTGTCTATTTCAACAATTCTCATAGTACTTCTATCAAGCTTAAAAAAACTTATTCTAGTTGTACCATTTCTAGACTTTAAGAAATGAAAGATTAACATGTCCTCATCATTTATAATAAATCTTTCAGGTCCATACTGTCTAATTTTTCTAATTGAAGGTTTGTTAATTCCCATAACTACATCTGCATGTTGCAATAAGGCATCTGACCCATATATATCAGAATCTAATACATAATTTCCATATTCACCATCTCTCTGTCTATCAGGAGAATCAATATTTCTATTAAGCTGGCTTAATACTACAAAAGCAATTGGATATTTCTTTTTCATAATGGTGAGAGCCTCACCTAAGCTATTTAACATCTCAAATTTATCTTTTTGTCCTCTGCCAACTCTAAATAGTGCTGAATGGTCTATAGTAATCAACATGTTTGTAAATTCTCCATCTTCTTTCCTGTGTTTTTCCATTTCATAATGAATGGTAGCACACATTTCATCAACGGTACATGAATCATAAACTACATTTATAAAGTCTTTATCAATAGACTTTTCATAATACTCAACACATTTATAGAATACTTTCTCATCTACAGGATTACCACCCTTGCTCATTAATGTATTGTAATCAGAACCTGTATTCAGACTTAATTTTCTTATTCCATTGGTTTCATCAACCATTTCCATCTGGAACTTTAAAACTCTAAATTCTTGGTCAGTGTTGTGTTCTATAATATCACTAATCAACTGTTCCATAAATAAAGTTTTTCCTGTTCCCGGTCTAGCACCTACTATAGTGATAGTTCTCCATTCTAATCCATCACAAAAAGCATCATTAAACTTAGGCCATGCACTCCTGAGAGATTTAACATCTCCTTTTCTTCTTGCCTTAATTTTGATGATAGCTTTTCTTAAAGCATCTCTCTCACTTACAGGCATTAAAGGCCTGGCACCATTAAATAATTCTGCCATAAAATCTAAGTATTTTGTATTTTTGCTTTGTTATACATAGCATGCAAAGTGCTAATAATTATCTCAATTAAAATATATTGTCCAATTGTAACATGAACAATAAAACTATTAACTATAAAATAAGCTATAATACTCCCCAAAATTGCCAACACACTTAACTTTATAGTTTTATTCCATTTCATTATACTATCCTTTCTTTAAAATATGTTTCAGGTTCATCAAACCCATTATTAAGCAATTCACAATATGTTGCTAAATCAGATTCAAAGGATTTATCTATGTTTTGTTTTCTTATAAAATACTGAGAAGTTCTCATGAACTCATAATTCCTTATACTGTAGTCATCAACATACTTTTCAGTAGCTTTGATTATTGTTTCCCAATCATAACTGTAATTTTCAAAAAACCATTTAAAACTGGTTTCTAAATTTTTAGAAGTTGTTCTTGCATATTTTCCAGAAGATAGTTTCCTGTTAGGAAATAATTCAATATATTCTTGGATTTTGTCAATAAACTTTGTTCCTAATAAATCTTGTAATGTTTTTGCTTTAGTCTTTTTGAAAAAACTATTTATTTCTGCCATGAATATAAGACTTTTATTAGTTAAAGTCAAATCTTCATTAAGCCAATCATACCTTTTTAATTTAGTTACTTGTAAACTATTATTTACAAAATTATTTGGTACAATCTTTTCTTTAATACAATGAAGAACATAATACCCATCAGGAGTAATATCTTCTTGCACAAATTTATTAAATATTTCTGTCATTACCAAATTATTTTTTTATGTACACTAATTTTATTAAACAAATCATCTGAAGCCCACTTAGAACCATTATAAGCTGCACTTGCAGGATGTTTTACAAAATATTTTATATTAGTATCATCTGTCATAGATGACCACTCTTCTGCTTTTTTACCCATATAAACATATACAAGCTCAGATTTATTTATATTCAACCAATCTAATAAATATGTAGTAAACGGCCTCCATATATCATAATGGCTACCAATAATACCTATTTCAGTTGTAAGAGCTGTATTAAGCATAAGTACACCTTGATTTGACCATCTTTTAAGATTCAGGTCTTCACTTATAACTTCATTATTATATACAGTTCTATCAACTTCTTGTAAGATAAATCTTAAACTAGGTTGTAATTTATTTGTATTACTACAACTAAATGATATACCATCAGCAACTCCTAATTGTGGATAAGGATCTTGTCCTATTATTACAACTTGAAGATTATCATAAGGACATTCTTCAAATGCTCTAAATACTTGTTTTAATGGTGGTGTAAATTTTTTATCATCATTGCTTAATTCCCATAATTTTGTTAATATATTATCAAAATCTGTACTATAAACAAATGATCTGAAAACTTTGTCCCACCCATTAACTGCAAATTTATTAAATAATTTTTGTTTTATTTCTTGTAAATCCATTTTTTTATTATATTTGTTAAAATATTTTGTTATGCCTATTAAATTAAAACAAATGTCTGATGATGCTCTTGTATCAATTCAAGTAAATAAGAATTATTATGAGATGGTCAAAGGTTTATCATTCTATTTATTTACTTTAATTAAAGTAGATGATAAACATGTTTACTTAAAAGAAATAATTGATAAGAAACCTGAAGAACTAGATGATTTACAAAAAGCATTTTATACAGTTACTCTTTTAATTGCTGAAATTGAACAACAAGCCAAAGCTAATAATTTAATTGTTGAAAAAGAAGTTCTTCAACCAGGAGATGAAGGTTATGTAAATCCTTTAGAACCAACTACTCAAGATTAATATTATATATTCTTCCAATTTCTATACAAGCTTGTATAGTTAACATTATTTCATCTTTAGAACAATCTGCAAAAGATTTACATACTGTTTCTTCACCTGTATTATAGCATAGTCCTGATTGTTCTTTTACTAAAGTTTTCATTTCTTCAAATGTATAACCAGATTCTTTAGCTAATTCTCTTATACATGCATATACTTTTGCAAGTTGTGCAACACTTTTATTACTTGTTGCTAAACCTATAAATATTTCTATTTCCTGACCTTCAGGTAATTTTTCTAGAAATAATTTATAATTTAATTTTGATTTATCATCTAGATAAACTAACTTTCCATTTTCTTTTATTAATTTTGATGTAAACATGATTTTTTTTTATTAAATATAATGATTATATGTCAATTATAAAACAGCCAAGTGCTAAAAAAAGTAATACTAATATTATTTTTGAATATCTTGAAAAGTTTCCTAATGCACCCTCTAAAACTTTAGCTAGAAAAGTATATTCTGAACAATCTGCATTTTTTGAAACATTTGAACATGCTTATAGTAGAATAAGATATTATCGTGGACAAAAAGGTTCACACTTAAGAAAAAAATTAAGTAATAAAAACTCTAAATATATACAAGAATTAAAATCTACATTTATGTCAAATAAATTACAATTACCTGAATCACATACAAAAGTAAGAAATTCATTTACATTTCCAACTGGTTGCAAAAAACTAGGAGTATTTGGAGATGTTCATATACCTTATCATGATAATACTGCTTTAGAAGTAATGTTTAAAAAGTTTGAAGAAGAAAAAGTAGATTCTATATTTATTAACGGAGACTTATTAGACTTTTACCAATTATCTTTTCATGAAAAAGATCCAAGAGAAGTTCATTTTAAAGGTGAGATAGAAGCAGGAAAAGAATTTCTTGCATATATCAGAAGTAGATTCCCGGATATTCCTATTTACTACATTACAGGTAACCATGAAAATAGATTTGAAAGATACTTAAGAATAAAAGCATCTGAACTATTAGACATAGATGAATGTAGACTAGATGTAATACTACATGTTGCAGAATACAGAATAGAATATTTACCATTCAGAAGTAAAGTTGTATTTGGAGATTATACTATAGAGCACGGTGATAAAATACCAGGTGCTGGTGGTGTAGTACCTGCTAGAACACTTTTAATGAGACTTAAATCTAATTCCATAGTAAATCACTTCCATAAGTCTAGTGAGAGTTCTCAGAGAGTTTTTGGAGTAGGAGAACCTACAAATATTAGAGCCTATAGTTTAGGTTGTATGTGTGACTTAGCTCCGGAATATATGGAAATCAATGAATGGAATCATGGTTTCTGTATAATGAGTAAAATTAAAGACAAAGTATCAGTATCTAATTATAAAATAGAAGGTAATACAATAATTTAATGTTTCTACCAATAACTCTCAAAGATAAAGAAGGTTCTTATATTGAACACTTAAATGTGACTCACATAACTAGAACTGCATTTATTAATGTTATGAACCCAGATGCGGGAACTAAAATATATTTAAGAACTGGAGAAGTATTATCTACTATGGTTCCTATGGATATATTACAACAAGAAATTGATGAGTGTTGGAAATCAGCTTCTGCAATGATTATATTTAACATCATTGCAGAAAAAACAAGAGTTCTCTCTGCAAGTGAGGAACCTGATATTATTGATGATTATACTGAGAAATCTTCTTCAACTCAATAATACTTTCTTTTGTAGGAAATAAGGCTGCTGGCCAATCCCAATTCTTAACTTTCCAGTTATCATCTTTAGTTTCATCACTGTCTGTGGAAACTAAATGTAATCCAGGCATTATTAATAATTCATAATAATAGTATTCTTTTTCATTATCACTTTCTTTAGTAGTAACTACTATTTTATCAAAGTTTAATTCTTTTAAGTCATTTTCTGTCATGTTATTTACTATTTAATTTTTTAATGCATTCTTAAACAATGTTGTATTTAATATTTTAGAAGCATAATCTGGAACAAGATCCATATAAACTTTACTTCCTTGACTAAATGCTCCATGTTCTTTAATTCTTTTATTTCTTAAAGACTCTAAAGATAGATATCCAAGATAAAAATTATCTGTATCTTCTGACTTAATCATTTCATTAAGATTTTTAATATCATCATTTTCCATATAACCCATTTCTTTAAGTAAATGCATTTCTGCCATAAATATAAATGGTCTATATACTCCAGAATTTACACCTTTATGATACATATACCATAAATAATTTAATGAATGATTAAGACCTGTAGTATCATTATTCTGTGAAGTCATATTATAATGTTCTTCTGCAATACTATGTAAAAACTTTTTAAATTTCTTAGTAAGTACAATATCATTTGTTGCTGTTTTTTCCATTTAGTCTTCTAAGTTTAAGTTATGTTCATTTAATATCTCTCTTATGGCTTCTCTTATCTTATCAGCCATATCTCTTTCAACTTCTGTAGCTTCTCTTTTTTCAAAAACAGCATACTTTGTTGTGCTTCTGAGTAATTGGTCTAATTCCCACATAGCATTTTTCCATTTATATCCATCTAATGCTGTTCTAACATCACTTTGTTCTTCTACAGAGTCAAACTCCAGTATTATTTTTCCCATTTTTTCTATATTCTATTTCTTTATTCATTAATTCAAGATGCCAATCATCTCCACCATAGTCAAGTACTGCATGTAGGTAGTCGTCATCCATGTCAGCTATAGCTATCCAAGTTAATGGTGTTTCACCATACTTACCTCTGCTACCTCTTACTGCATATTTTCTAACAATTTCAAAGTCATCATCTGCATAGACATAATGAGTTTCAATCTTATCCATGTCCATTGCACCATACCTTTCATACTCGTTACCACCATCTGCCATAGCATCATTGGGGCAACCACAGGTTACATAGTCATGTCTGTGTCTACTTACTAATACCTTGTTACACTCAAGGCATTTTACTGAGTTATATACTATCTGTCTCATCTTATTCTGATTTAAAGGTTTCATTGTAGTATTGCTCAGGATTATATAAATCTCCCTTACCACCTCCTATAACATAGCCAAATGTGTGTGCTTCAGTAATCTGCTCCTTCTCCATTTCTTTGGCTTGTTCAATCAATTCAGAAGTTATAACTCCATTAAAGATAAAATCTCCTTTGACATGAGCTCCTCTTAATTCTTCTA